CCATGGTGTCATAACCATCACTGGTTTTATGATCATGGTATTCATCGATAATCGCACATGAAGGTGAGGCTCCATCGCCTGGGTTACCGATCAACGGTTCAAACTTCGCACCGTCAGCAGGTCGATTCATGTTTGAGGCGTTAACCTCGATGCCAAACATGGTTTTAAGTTGAGGGGTCTTCTCGACCATTAACTTGGCTGGCTTGAATACCTCCCATGCTTGTTTCTCATTTGTCGCTATCGAATAGACTTCTGCGCCAAACTCACCGTCTATGGTAAACATCAGATTACCAATACCGGATGCAACTACCGATTTGCCGTTCTTACGCGGAACCTCACAATAAACCTCGCGATATCTTCGAGTCTTATCTTTTTTCCTTTTCCAACCAAATACGCATGAAAATATAAACTTTTGCCAAGGTTCCAGCTCTAGGCGCTTCTTTAATCGAGCCCATTCACCCTTGGTATGAGGCAACGCCTCAACAAAAAGAATGCAAGCCTCCGCACTTTCTTTACTGAAGTAGTAAGGAAAGTCCTTAGCCTTAACAGCTAAATCATCTAAATGATTCTGACAAACCAGTTTGACCCAATTGCAAGCTGGAATCTTGCCGCTAACAATGTCACGCGCATACTTATTAGCTGCGTTAACATGAGGGAAAGCGGCCATGTAATACCTCTACCCCTTCATCATCTCCAGCAATTTACCGAATGGGTTGTCGTCCTCTTTCGATTTAGGAGTCATTATTTTGCTGCGATCAGCGGGACTTAAACCAAGTAACGCACCAAAGCTTCGCATCTGATTTGCAAATTCATTGGCAGCACTCAGCGCAGGATTCTTTTTCGTGGTGCCATTGTCTTGATAGACCGTAATCTGCCCCCGCGCTTCTGCCATTGATTGACGATATCCAGAATAGGCACAACAAAATATCTCAAGGTTATGTAGATCAGTTATGCAAAGTACACTCTGGCCACACAAAAGAGGTGCATAGGTATTCCAGCACTCTGTTGCAAGTTCGTCCAAGTGTGCTGGGGCATCAACGTCATTAATCGGATCGAACTGCAATTCATTTTCAGGCAGTGCCCGCTTACCAGGATTACCCGCCAGCTTCTTTTGAGCCGTGGGCTTTGGCTTCCTACCTCTGGCCATTTGTCAAACCTGATTTTTTTCTAATTTCGCGGGTAAAAAAATTTCATTGAGGGCTCGGTCTCCAATGCGAAAGGTTGTAGAGATTTGACCCGCCCCCCCTATTCATAGCCAGTAAAACCACCATCTTCAGTGGCAGTCTTACGGTCATGGCATCGTTTACATAGGGGCTGCCAGTTGGCCGTGTTCCAGAACAGCGTCATATCACCACGATGTGGTTCAATGTGGTCGACCACTGTTGCTTCTTCAGTTAATCCATCGCGCATGCAATGAGCACACAATGGGTGACTCTGAAGAAACGTGGTCCGAGCCTTGCGCCATTTGTAGTTGTAGCCACGCTGGTTACTGTTCTTTCTTGTTGAATCCTTTTGCTTATTCAACAACTGCTGGTGCTTCTCACAACGGGTCGCAGGTTGTTGTATTAGTTTGCTACAGCCCACATGGTTACAGGGTTTTAGTGGCATAACTAAACAACAACCTATCAATTGGTGTGAGTGGTATTTACTTACTATTTGCGAGGCCGAATACCCGCAAAGTTACAAACCGCTGGAAAGGACCCGATCTACCAGCCGGTTCTTTTCTTTAATCGCCTTGGACTCAATCATTGCTGCCCAGTACTTAGGGTTATTGGTCAGCATATCTTTCCAACTCAGCACGTCCGGTTGATTCAGCGAGGTGTTAAACGATAACGTCTGCAATACCTTGTTTAAGAAGATCAATAGCGCATTATCAATGGGGTTCTTGGTTCGGTTGGCAATGAATCCAATCAACGGCATCGATGCAGATAACCCCATTAACACCAGTGAAACCACAGGATTGGCCGCAATCTTTTCAATCACCACCAGTACAATGTAATCAGTCACAGAGCCTTCATTGTAGGCGTTGATAAGATCACCCACTGAGAACTCAGCAGATAAAGCAGGCACAGCAAAAACACCAGCAGCCATTGCTACCAGTGCAATCAATACGTTTTTCATGGTTCCACCTATGGATTAAATTTGAGAATGCCTGGGCCATAGTTGCGCACATCAAAGTGCAACCAAGACACATTCATTTCGATTGATGTTATATAAGGAAATTCGCCTGGGTTTTGCAGAATGTACTCACGCACTTCATCAGCAGAAATATCCCGAAAGATACAATCAAAAGCACGACCAAAACGATGCTGAGAATACTTAGCACCAATCCTGCAATCAGGCTCACGATATCCGCGAAATTCATTGCTTCCACCCCATGACCAGTCGTTTATCGTTACTGGACCGAATACTTCTCTGAGTTTATCCAGTGTCTTCAGTGCACGTTCATCAAGCAATGCCCATGCTTTCTGGCCTCGATCATCAAAGACTCTGGACGAAACCAGCTCTTTAATATCGAAAAACTGACACTTATACATAACTACTTTGGGGCTTTGGCTTTAAGGTAGGCGATCTTCTCGCCATGGTCACGAAGAATACTTGAATGCTCATCAAGTCGAGCCTCGTGACGAATATGCTTTTCTTGGTGCTCAGTTAGTTTCACTGTCACCTGACCTTGGATGCGACCCATTCCCCATATAACACCCGCAAAGTTAACGATCATGCCAATGATCATGGCTATTGTTTGGATGCTAATATCAGTCATAAAAAAAGGCCCACCGAAGTGGGCAAAGAATCGCTTATATCCACACTCAACACATTGTTAAATGCATAAAAAAACCCCGAATCGCAATCAAGCAACCCGAGGTCTCCGTTTCTGTGAATTCATGCAAGCGCACAAAACCACAGCATAGAAATTAGTGTGCCTTTTGGATTATCCAAATGCAACACCTTTTTAGAAATTATTTATGCGGCCAATTTATCTGCCAATAGAAGCGCCAGCGTTTGCCAAACTGCCAACCTAAAATCAGCCAACTTTCTGCTATAGGTCTTTGGATGTAAGCCCATGATTTCAGCGTTCTTTTTTTGATTGCGCTTATCATAATGCGGGTTGTGGCTTAACTTATGACAACCATACTCCATCCGGCCAACATCGGCCGAGGTTCGATCTCTGGCAGCCAACAAAGAAACAGCTTTTTCAATGTTCTGCTCAAGATCGTGATCACTTACTGCTGTGTGTGGAGAGCGGTTGCTCTGAATGAACGTCTGATCGATAGACGTAGATTGATAACCAAGGGCCGCGATACTGCAACCTCCGCGAACCCATTTTGCCCAAGAGTCGAGCCAGCATTCTAGCTGCTCATCAGTGAAGTGCGACATGGTAAATGTCCGTTTGATTGCCTTGGGGAGTGTATCAAAATACTAACCTTAAGCAACTTTGCGAAGCTCCAAAGATCACACCCTTGCAAGGTTATCCAATCAAGACTATCTCAAATGCACCCACCCAATTAGGGCCGCATCCCGCTTATCTTCGTTGGTTCGGCCAGTCCAATTAAACATGCGATTGAAATACTCAGCATCCCGCTTAACCCGCTGCTTCACGGGCCCCTTCAATGGCGGCACCTTTACCAATGGTCGGCCTTTATACTCAATCCAGCTTATCAGCTGATGATAAGTGCCTTTCACCATTCCCACGTTCTGAGCAATCTTGCGCATAGCCGCTTGGCTGGTGCCCGGTCTAATGTAGGTTGTCTTATCGGTATCCACCTTTTCAACCACAAACGTGGCATCAAAGGCATCAACCAGCTCAATCAATTCAGGAAAGCTCAGCGCCTCTAAGCGCTTAAGCTCTTTTCCGTAGAAGATAGCCACCCCGCTCTTTTGTAGATCGGGGTCGATCGCAATGGTGATATCAGCATTAGGCATCGGCATCCAAAGCCTTTTCATGGAACTCTTTCAGCATCTCGATGTAGTGGATAGCCTTGTTCAGGTCCTCAACACCATTCTTTTCTCTAAACCTAACGATGTATTTAATGGCATTGGCTTGGCAATAATCCAACTTATTCGCCATAGCAAATTCAACCGGCTGTATTGGCAAATCCTTATAATGGCCGCCTGCCACTTGCACATCTAGCGCACTTGCTTTCTTACCTTCACTCACAATCGATACTCTCCATCAATAATATTAATCAACGATCTCTTACCATCGGCATAGATCACACAATGAGTATGCAGCCAGCTACTGGGGCCAGATACATACTCCAAATTCAAATCACTACTGGTGCCCACTTGATAACAGCCCCCCTCAATACCAGGTGAATGGCTATGGCCTATTACGGTCTTAACCCCAATCTTCGAAAAGGCTTTGATCGACCCTCGCGCACCGTTGCTGCCCTTATCACCGTGAAAGCCAATCTCAACATCTAAAATGGTTCGGCCTTGGTCACGATCCAAAAACTCAAAACTATCAGGGCGCTTTAGGCTTTTCTGGGCATGCCAAACGAACGGATTAAACGAAAGCCCATTAACAGAATGGCGCAACCACTCAGCCATGGTCTCATGGTAGAAAATGGCGTTTTCCGGATCCCGTTTAGGGTCAGTCTCTTCTAGCCACTGGGCTAAATGATCATGATGATTAGAAGGCACCACAATGTTGTTAATGCCTGAACGGGCAGCCTCATCCATAACAGCAAAGGTCTTATTAAGCTCAGCCTGCACATTGTTCATGCCACGGTGATGCTTCATAAACTGAAGCACAGGGCTCTTCTTGTGATGATGAGAACCAGAAAACATATCCAGCACGTCATGCCAAACAAGGTTATAAGGCTGCAATACATTGAGCATGCAATCCCCATCCTTCCACGTCGCTTTACGCACGGCATCATTCAGAAAGTAGGCATGCGTATCACCCATAACCAAAGCCTGAGCCCGCGGCGCCCTATTCACACCCATGGGTGTATAGGTATGATCTAAATCGGTAAAAGAACCATCATCATTGGCGGTGATCTGTCGAATGTGAAACCGCTCTCCATCCACTTCAATCACGGTCGCGCCTATTTGGTGATGAAACTCCCCCTTCCGGCCTGCTTTGCTATCCGTGTAATTCTCAACAGTGATCGCACCCGTCGTCGTCAAAATCTTAGGCATTCTGTTTTGAGGTGTAGCCACCGTTTTAAACTGCACCTTTGGGTGACCGAAAATGCCGGACTTGCCAGAGGTGTATTCATCCAACCCACTTAATGGCTGTTGAGCTGTCGGAATGGTTTTAATTTCGGCGCAGATATCCAAATTACTGTTAATCGACAATTGACGATCAACCACATAGCGGGCAACTTCAGGGGTCCACCATTCAGAATGCTCCTGATCTTGGGTCCACTGGCTTGTGGGGTTTTTGTATCGGATAGGGATTACCAGCAATTCAGCACTGTGGTGGCCAAGGTATTGCTGGATAGAGGATAGAAATTCTTTATGGACTGGAGTGGCGTTCTGGGCACACGTCACTACCAAACGACGAACAGACCCTTTTTGAATCCGCCCGGGTAAACGCTTCTCGCGTAGTTGTGCTTTTTTCTTTAGATCGGCCTGCTCTTCTTCAAACTCAACTTGATTGGCCGCCAGCTTACGAGCTGAATTTAGCTTATTACGATAGGTTTGATAGGCGTAACCGAGTTTTTCCGCCTGTTGACGCTGAGTAAAACGCCCTTGCTGCAATCGACGCTCTTCGACCTTTAGCAGCTCAAGATCACTTATACACGGTTCGCCCATTTCTCTCTAAATCCCTTATTGCCCTAATAACGGAATCATCCACAGGTGGCCTGCACCCGTAATGGAATTCGTATAGTTCTAATAAGCGATTAAAAAGAGAGACTTGACTGCCAAACGTCTCTTCGAATGTTTTTTTATTGTCCGTCACATTAAGCAACGAATCATCTCTATGATACCACTTCGATAGCGGCAGAATAAACCAATGCCCTATCGAGGTTTTATCGTGCTTGGCAGACGCACCCACAACGTGGTGTATCTCAACCGCCAGCTTTTCACCCGTCAAGATACACCCTAGTGCTCGTACATCCTCTCGCCACCTTAACTCTTTTGAGTTTGGGTTATTGCCCTTGCTTTGCATATTTTCTCAATAACACGGTGATGCCACGGACGCTGCGCGCCGTGGATCGTGTTGTTATTTGTACTCGATTGATACTGAAACTCGCATACATAACCACATAATCCAAGGCTCTCCAAAATGCCAACTAAATTGCGGAATAAAAAACCACCTCAGTACTCGGAGGCGAAAATCAATGCGGAAGCCCTGTATTTTTCGTCCGTTATATTTCCCTACTGGCCATTTCATATCGATTCCAAATAACAAATATTTAAAAGAGGAAGCTCGTGCTACTCGCTCCCGTTAAAATTGGGGTTACTCCCGGCTGCAATCACTCGTTTTTAGCATACTGCTTAACTATCCTTATCCCGTCCAGCTTGATTGTGATATCGAAACTCCCACTGGCCATTGAAACCAAGCCAACAACCCCAAGCACACAAAGCGCAACACAGCAAATTACTGCACCTTTATCCATAAGCAAACCCTCTATAATAAGAGGAGAAATAGGCTAAATAGATTCAGAACACGACACTAATATTTGAATTTAGCCGCCATCATCGCTACTCTAAAACCTAGCTCACCTCTTGAGCGAAGAGAAAATCCGCAAATCGACGCTTACCAGGGCAATTGATTGCGGATTTTCTCGTTTCTCGGCACTGCATATTTCCGATTAAGCTCACTTTAACATAGAGGATTACAAAAACCCGACCTCCGGTAACCCAATACCATAAATCCTTTGAGACCTAGGGTGTGGATATCTTCATCAAAGCAACCTTGTAACAAGCCGCATATTGCAGTGGGTTATGTTTCTTTACTGCTCTTGAATACCGCGCACCACCAAACAGCGTATGCTGAATACGCAATGAAGCTGAGCTGAAATACAGGGTCTAGCCAATGCTCGAAATGCTCACCAAAAATAAGTTTCTCGATTCCAGCTTCAAAAATATTAAACATAAAATAGAACAGCATTACCGTAATAGTGCTGGTAAATGGATTTCCATCACTGGCTTTAGCCAACGAATAAGTCATTTTTTGTAGCTTGTTCATAATCACTCCGTAGTTAAACGAAACAAAACGTCTCGCCGGACTAGCCGGCAAACTCTGGGTTATATGTAAACCCTTAATACACTAATAATTAGTGTCGCCAAGGTTAGTAGCATTACAGCCTCCCATCGCGCCTTGTTTTTCCCTGCTATCACGCCTCTTGCGTAGGCTTTTTTTTCTGGTGTATTTGCAAGCTCAACACTCAGACTATCGAGCACCCGTTCAAAGTCCGGCATAAATCCCCCCTCACACCTTCAAATAAGAACGCTGACCAAGGTGCTCAATAAAAACAAAGCCATAATTATCCTCGATCAAATCCATACTCTCCACCAAGGCGGCCTGAAGGTTGTCAAACGGCTTGGAATACTTAATGTTCTCGCCTTCCGGATTTTCTGATGATTCATAGGAGCCATCATACTTACCGGCACAAACATGGAACGTGGTCGCTTTCTTCAATAGGCCAATCGATTGCTCAGTGATCTTACGCATTTCATCAATGCGACTATTATCACTCGTAAAAACAGACACCAACTTGGTTAACGCAATTTTTGCCAACAATGGTAACGCCATGGTCTACCCCTTTAAATATTCAGCGTATGGTCGAATAAACTCAGCCTTGAATATGTCTGCGGCCGGTTTATGCTCTGGATGATCCAAATCAGAGCGAGACTTCACACCACACACTCGATAGATCGCTTTTACTGCAGCACTTTCGTTTGTCGAAGGGTTTGGGCTCAAATCAAACACCAGCCCCTTGCTTTGCAAAAACCCCCAAAACGCCGGCTCTTTGCAGCGCATGGCCGCCCAGTTCGATAAGTTCCCGCCCTTTCTAGCTGGTGGCTTATTTCTAAGCTGCACCTTTTCTGGGGCATGCATTAGCCCCAGCATGGCCCCTTCCTCCCCCAACCACGATTCAAACTGCTCTTTTGTGGTGTTGGGCCCCAGCCGCAATTGAACAATAATGCCGTTCGGACTTGGGACCATGTTCACGTATCGCGCTAATAACTTTTTCAAACTCAAGCGCCCCTGTTAAAACGGAATATCATCGTCAAAATCATCAAACGCATTGCTTGGCACAGGTGCTGACTGTGCTGGTGCGCTCGCCTGCTGGGCTGCCGGTGCCGGTTGCTGCGATCCGTAGCCATTTGACTGCTGGCGGGTATCCAGCATGGTCATCTGAGAAACAATGATCTTCGTGCTGTAGCGCTTAATACCATCCTTCTCGTATTCATCGGTGCGCAGCTTGCCTTCAACATAAATCTTGCTGCCCTTCTTTAAATACTCGCCGATCACCTCAGCAGAGCGCCCAAATGCTTCAACTCTGTGCCACTCTGTGCGGTCAACCCAACTGCCCGTGCTCTTATCTTTATACCCTTCATCCGTTGCCAGGCTCATGCTGGCCACTGCATTGCCGTTTGGCATGTAACGCATCTCAGGATCACGCCCGAGGGTGCCAATGATAATTACCTTGTTAACGCTGCCCTTTGCCATTCTTTATAATTCCCAGTTTGATTAAGTCTTTTCGTGTTTCATCCGCCAGCTGATGCGCAATGCGCACCCTATCCGCTGGTTTCACGCTGACTGGCTTTTGCATTGGCATACTGCTCACGCTCCTTAGCAACCAAGTCCAAGTCCTTACCCTCTTTCTCTTGAATTACCCTTGAGCAGTAATCAAAGAAGCGGGTCGCATCGCGGCCTTCTAATGGGTCCACCGTGCTCACTGTGGGTGGCTGGCGAAACGCCTTATCGCTCATAAAGCCCAATCCAGTCAGCATCAGCGCAATAGCAAATATCTCAATACAACCTCTCCAGGGTTCTTTAAGTTTCATCACTCACCCCCATTCGCAATGTAATGAAGCAGGGCCAATGCCGCATTTGCATCCACCAGCGCACGATGTGCCGGACCATTAAATTCAATACCTCCAATCTCGCAGCACTTGGCCAGTGATAATCGCTTAAACTTACTCTGGCCTTCGTCCCACTCAAGATGTTTATGAAAGTGGCGATTGGCCAGCTCCATCAAATCAAACACCATCACCTCACTGTCACTACCGAAAAACGGGCGCTCACCGGAATGGTGGTTCGTTTGCTCCAACACACGCACATCAAATGACGCATTGAACGCAACAAACGAGTGACGCTGTAGAATGTCCCACACCTGCATGTGCGCAATATCCCAACCACGGCCAGAATGCTTCAGCTCGTATCCAGTTATGCCGTTGATCTTTGATACCTCATACGGAAAAACGCTTACCGGGCTAATCAATGTATCAATCAACGGAATACTATTGGCATCAACAGCCGCAATCTCCACCACAACAGCATCAGAGCCTAGGCCAGTGGTTTCTGTGTCAAACACAGCAGGGTTGCTCGCTAGAATGTCCTGCGCGGCTTGGATCGTACTCATCATGCTGCACCTACCAATTTCAATTCACGTTTAAAAAAGAACCCGTACGTTTCTGGGATCATCTCTTCGACCAAGCGGCTAAGGCTGGCCGTGTAGTTGTTATTCACCTTGAACAAAGCACAGCCATCTTTCAGCTCTGTGTGCCAGCGCAACTCCTCGAAGATAGCCTTACTGCCATAGTGATTGTGCGTAGCTTTGCGCTCTGCTGTTTTCTCAATGAACGCCGTCAACAGCGCCATGCTCTGAGGTTTGATGATGTAACCTTCAAAATCTTCGTAAAACTCTGACTTACTGTTCTTCAACGTATTACGCACTAACGAAACACGCTCCACTTCGTTCAAAACACCCCAATCGTTTAACTTGATCGTCATAGGGCCAAGCAGACGCTCGCCAGTGGTCACCAGCTGAAGGTTCTCCTGCTTGATGTAAAACTTACTTGTGCCGTACAGAGCCGCCAGCGAATCAGAGCCAACAACACGGGCCGTGCCACGGTCAGCATCACACTCGAACACGCGAACCAGCGAGCCATTCAAAACACCTGCTTTGGTGCCTACCTGATTTTTAATAACTG